GCACCACTCCCAGATCAGCAGACGATGAACCACCTCTCTGAGTTCGTTCGAACAGCACTTCGCAGAGCGAAGATGCGTATGACAGAAAGATCACTCCCCTTGCCAGGGGTCTCTTCCTGCTTCGAACAATCCCAGAGAAACGGTGGGTCTGCACACGTATTCACGCTGCACAGGCAGTACAGCGCAGAAGAACGCGCGGTCATGATCGAGGAGAAGGCGGTGAAGGCAGCTGCGGACCGGTTCCATGACAAAGTCATGGGATCCTTACGGAAGTGGGCCACTAAGGAGGAATTCGAGAGAGAATTCAACCTCAGCTACCGCGGAAAGACCGCCGATGAGATGGTGGAAGAAGAGAGAAGATCTCAATACCGTGCCCTTGGGTACGATAACGATGACCTCCTCCTCCTACCCAGCATCCTCAAAAGCTGTCGATTCCGCAGTAGGCTCACTACCGGTCGCAAACGCAATGCTGCAGAGCATTTCCGAAAGGTCCTAGAAGACGCTAAGAACAGACGCGTAGCCCGTCTCAACACCATAGTAGGACCAGACGGAAAGATCCGGATCGCCACGACCCATAGCTCAAGTGTAGCATGGGCAGCTCGTTGCATGACGAAGCTGTTGCTGCCAACACTCAAGGGAATCGCGACCACACGCGATATCCTCAAGAACCGTCAGGTTCGACTGAGAACAAGTCGTAGCGATCCGATCATTTACTCTGCAGACCTCTCAAAGGCCACAGATCCAATCTCGATCGACCTCAGCCGCTTCGTACTCGAGGCCATCACATCACGGACCGGAAAACCGGAGTGGTGGGATGATGCACTCGATGCCACAATAGCGAAGCAGCTGGTGTCGACCGAGACGTCAGCCACCGCAGAGAGAACTTGGGAGGAACTCAAGCGGCTAACGGAAACGAAGACGCCGACGACGGCGAAGAATCACTTCATCTCAGAGTGTGGAGCTCTGATGGGACTAGGTCCCGGATGGGTGGTTCTCTGCCTAGTCAACGCCTTCGCCGCCGAAGCTGCAGGAGCAGAACTCGGAAGTTACGCCATCTGCGGTGACGACCTAGTGGGTCTGTGGCCGAGAGAGGTAGCCGACAGATACGAGCAAAATCTAGCAAAGCTAGGGCTTGAGGCGAACACGTCAAAGTCATTCCGGAGTGAAGACCAAGGCGTGTTCTGCGAGCGACAGATCAGTCGAGTCAAGGATGTGGTCATCCGAGGCAAGACCTTTCATGTCGCAACAAGCCGTACCCATGCTCGTATCGCAGAAGCAGTAGGGATGAGAGCGATCGCGAATCGCAACGGAAGAGCCGTCGTGGACGACCTCACGCGCTTGAAGGGTCACAAGTACCTGACAAGCGCAGCGAGGCGCGTCGCACGACGTGAGGCACCCGCCAGGGATAAGATCCCTGGCATGTTAGCCGATGGGGGACAGGGCTTCGGAAGACCTACTGGTCAGACCCTCCTATCCTATCTCCTCAACGGTCCAGTGCGTCTTACCCAGGAGTCCCTTAAGGACGACCGGGCCAAGAATGACGCACACGAGTGCACTCTGCTCCGTCGCGCGGTTCGCGCAATGCCTCCATGCGGCAGCGGTCACCGAATGAAATCGGAAGACCTACTCGTCGAGGCGAGGAAGATGCAGACGTTCGATCAGAACCAAACAGGAAGATGCCGTGAGGCACCTGCGAGAAGGAAACTGACCGAAATCCGCAAGGACCTCGATCGACGGGCAAAGAGAGTCAGTGGCCTGATAAAGAGCACCGGCTCGCTAACTGCCGCAGTGGAAGCAGCTCTCAACATGAAGGAGCCGTACGTCAGAAACGATCCATCCACGTGTAAGAGGGTACTCAGACACGTGAGGGCCGGGAGACTCATCGCAGCGCTAAACGCCGCAAAGAGATCCTGGCAAAAGACCGTTAACAAGCACGAGGGCTCACTTCAACTGCACACTACACTTTGCGCCGCCAAGCGCATCGAACCTCCCGTCTCTCTCGACGGGAAATCCTCTACGCCAGCGGCGTGGAGTTTCCACCTACTCAACAAGAGTTGAGGGG